CCGATCCGTAGCGGCTTCGCACAGCGCCATATCCGCCGGCCCTGCACCAGGCGCCGCAGTCACGCACCGTCATCGGTTCGATAATGCGTGGGGGCGCCCCCGCAAGCTCGGTAACCGCCTGCATAACGGCTTGCCGTGTGTTGCGTTGTGCGCTCAGCTGTTCCACCATGCGCCGACGCAAACGCGTATCTCTTTCGAGCGGCAGGCGTATCAGCCCGGCTGCGCCAAAATAGTCTTTCGCTGCCATGTCGAGAAACGGTCCCGAAGTCGTGCCCATACGGGTCTGTACGCGCACTACGATCATCAATGCCCATATATGGGCCAGCACAGAACCAAATCCGGTCAGAAGCGCCTGCAGAACGGGCGCATCCTCGACCTCATCCCCACGATAGGCGGGAAACCATCCCTGCGGCAGAAGCAGGCGCATACGACGTGCAAAATCACGCGCTGTGCCCGGTGCAATACCAGTATCGTAAAGCGTCTTGCGATCGGTCGCCTGCAAGGCAGAAAGATCGCCGTCTTTCAGAACAGCCATCAGCCCCCCACCTGCTCGACCGAGAAAAGCGGAACGCGATAATCCTTGCCATTGACATTGAGATGCAGAAATCCTCCCTCAGCCGAAAGCGGCACAGCACCGCCGGGGCTGGCAACAGGGGAAGACATCTGGATTTCACCCCCCTCAGCCGGATAAAGCCCGAGATTGGGAGACCCTTTCTCACCTTTTTGCACGTAGATTCCAGCTGCCGCAAGCCCGCTCCCTGCCTGCACATTGAGCGTATTGGTCGGGATCGTATTGGGTGAAATCGAGAACAGCAGGTTCCCCGTCATGTTCGTGACAAGCAGCCCGTCATCGGAAAACTGCACACGCTGCCCGTTATCCGTGTGTGCCACGGTCGAAAAAAGCATGGCTCCCGCATCGAGACCCTGCACATTCTCGCGCGTCTCGGGTGTGCGCCATTCGATACCCTGATTGCGCGCCATGGAAAGAGCATTCCCATAGCCGCCATCCTCACCGTTCGTCCCCGTCAACGCCGTATTGCTGAAGAGGATGCCCGTTTTCCAGGAATCAGGATTACTCACGAAAACGATCCCGGCCTCGCAATCGGCCGTACCCTCGGTCTGGCCGCCACCTGCACCGATCTGGATTGCATAGGTGCCGCCGCCGCAATTGGGATGATACGGTGTCGACATGCCATGAGCCGCACCGCCAAGATTGACGGCCTCGAGTTCCATGACAAAACTGGGCTGATAATTGACGCCCGGCATGCGCCAGGCCTCCCCGTAATAGGCATAGGCCGTCGTCAGGGTCGGGTTTGTCGTATCATCGGCAATTCCCCATGACGCCACACCGATGGAACTTGGAATATGCCCCAGCTTGCTCCGCGAGTTCAGTGCATCCGAGGTGCGTGATCCTGCGACGAAGCCACTGCACCCGAAACGGGACAGTGAGGCAGCCTGGGCATTTTCCAGCGCCCAGGGACCGATGGATGTCGTTGCCATGAGCGCTGAGAGCCAGTCCTGACGCGCAACGTCGCGTGTATTGAGCGCAGGGTAATCCGAGGCGGCACCGATAAAGAACCTGTCACCGAAACGACTGACCTTGGCGCCTTCCTCAGCAAAAAATTCCCCGCTGGGTGGTGAATCGGCAGGCGCACCGGCAATCTGACTTGCCGTGGCATTGAGCGTTTCCACACCACTCGGCGTTGCGACCACAAGAATTTCCGCCCCATCGATCGCGGGGATAGGGAAATAACTGTTGAATTTCGGCATTACCCCTCCTGAACGATCTGTACGGAAATCATGCCTGGCAAAAGCGATTGACGTGCCTGCCCGGGAACATCGTTCTGCGCGCCGTCGAGACTGATCTGTGTCACGGTCGTGACAGCCTCTCCGGCCGCGGCATAAGCAAGATAGGCAAGGCGACTGAACGCATAACCACCGCCTATGCGGGCCGCACGAATATCCTGGTCTATGGCAGCCATGACAGACGTCTGTACGCGCGCAGCATCTGCATCCTTCACGATATGCACCGTCATGGCGATATCCAGCGACAGGATGAGCGGGCGCTGCACGCTAAAGCCAACGCCGAGAGCCTTGCAGTTCTCGACCTGTGCATAGACCTGGCGCAATACCGGCTCCGGCACCCGGTCGCTGCCATCGTCGACGACAACCGTGAAATATCCGGCGCGAGACGCTCCATCCGGCGTCTGACCGTCAAAAACCGCATAAGCCAGATTATTCTGTACGCCCGCCACCGCGTTTTCAATGGCCCCACGCGAGGCACTGGCCTTCGCTGCCAGCCATAACGGAAAACGTGCGCGCAGCTGGGCATCAGTTTCCTGATCCGACCCATTGGCAAAGGCTCGTGGATTGGTCACGATGTCGATACCTGCAACCGAAGTACCCATCAGGGAAATGGCTCCGACCGGCACATTGCCCTGCACGCCCTCCATGAGCGCCTCAACCGGCACGGTCACAGATGCCATGCCGGCCGGTCTGATATATCCGCCCGTCTCATGCGACCACTGTTCATGGGTCTCATCGGTCACAACCTGAAAGGTCGTGGCCGATGCCGTGCGCACCAGCACGCCAGGCCGGATCACCGCAGAAATATCACCATAGGAAAAGCAGGTCATCGTCACCGAACCGAGCGACCGGACACCGGGCAGACGTGTCATGCCGAAATCACCGACGAAACTGTCGCAATCCGCGCCCACCGATGTCGCCAGCCGCGTCCTGCACAAAATCTGTACCAGAATATACTGTAGCCATAAGCCAAGCGCCGAAACGCTCTCAATGAGCGCTCGACCCGGTGTCCCTGTGGCCAGTGTAAGTTTGCCTGTGCAACTGGCCTGAGCGGTCGCAACAGCCGTTTGCACCAGAGTGGAGAAAGAACGCAGGGATAACGACATGATCGTTCCAGTGCTGAGCCGACATGAGCCGAGCTGCGCTCAGATCGTGCCATCCTGATTGAAAATCACTGTTTGGCTGCCCGACATGTCCACTCCGGTATACGAGATCGTACAGAGGTACATGCCCGGGGTCTGGGGGGTGAGCACAACCGTTACCGGCTGGTCCTGATCGATTCCGGCTTCAAGAGCGAGCTGACGCACGATCAGCCCGCGTGTCTCGTCTTCAGCAATAGGCATACCGATACGCGACGGCAGGCCAGCTCCATAAGTCAGGTGCCAGAGATACGCCTTCGGATTGGTGCAAAGACGGCGCAATACGGACTGACGTGTCAGAAGCGCATCCGAGGCTTCGCGCAATGCGCCATTTTCTTCGCATTGCAGATCCTCTCCGAAATAATGAAAGAAATCGCTCATCCCACGGCCTTCCCGGTCATGCCGTTCGCATAAGGATGAACATGCTCTGCCAGACTGTGCATATCGGTGCGCACATCGCCGCCAGAGACGAATACATCCCCTCCCGAGACGCGAACACCCGCGCCCGAGACGGAAACACCTTTCCCGTCAAGCGTCAGCGATACATCGCCAGCATGAAACTCGATCGAGGTCTTTCCGATAAGACAGCGCAGGGATCCCGCGCCAAAAAACAATCCGTCGCGCCCGATATGAAGCCAGCCGCCACTATCGCTCTGCCCCGGAGAGCCCCTGTCCGATGTCCCGCACCCCGCACGTACGAGCATTTCACCTGGCTGCGCCACTTTTCCGGTCTGTGGAGAAATTGCAGGTCCCGCAACCACATCGAAAACAACCGAGACGATCACGAAAGTTTCCCCATCGCCCTCGACGGGCATCAACAGAACCTGCGTCCCTATGGCGCAAGGACATGAAATACGCAGGTCACCCGCCTGTGCCAGGGCTGCATCGGGTAACCACCCGGTTTCGATATCGTCGGGTTGCAACCGTACCTTGACGGCGTGACTCGATGGATCGACGGCAGAAACAATGCCGTGAATGGCATGCGCGGTGCGTGTCTGATGCGCAGCAACCCAGAGCGGGCTCTCCATGAGACCTCCCTTAAAAGATACGATCCCGCAATGTTACATCCTGCCGATATCCATTGGTCAGATCGAAAAAATGCTCTACCGCATCGACCGAAAGCGTCCTCGAACGCTCCATCGCGGGTTTGTCCAGCAGCATGAAATGACGCGGTTTGAGCCCGATCATTGCAGGTAATGATACCCGTGCCTCGACAGCGTGAGAGACGATCCGCTTATGCTTGCCCTCAGCCAGACGTCTGACATCTTCCATACGCTGTCCGGGACGGCGAAAAGTATGCAGTGTTACGCCGGACACTGGCGGCTCGGCGGTATAATTCTTTCCATCGAAATAGATTTCGCTTTTCGCGCGCTGCCGCGAGTCCCACGAACGCACACCGACAACAACGCTGTTTTCCAGTCCCAGATCGTACCGGCACGAAGCCAGGCGTACACCCTCTGGTCTGAAAATCTGCGACATCTCGGCAGAAACGGGCCGTTGCAGCTGTAGCGTCCGCCCGTTCATGCAGCATTCATAGCCATGATCGCGCGCGAGCGAAAAAGCCAGATCGAAAGCCGTCTGGTATCGATGCTGCGTGCTCGCCGAAAGCCGCCTGTGCTCCAGCTGCCAGAATTGACCGCAATACAGGCTATCCCCCGTCGGATAGGCCGCCAGATCGGACTGGAACGCAAGGCCTGCCTCCTGCACAGCCTGCTGCACGATTTCCAGAGCAGTGCGGTTGCTCCATGATGACGTCATGCGCGTATCGAGCAGATAGGCCATATAATCCCGGCATTCGAGACCGAATGAAGACGGATCGTCCCCAAGGGTGACGGCATCGAGGATACCGTTAAAAACGGTCGTCCATCCCGACTGGGGCAGATTGTCATCGCACACCTGAATCATGATATCGGGTCGATCATGTCCGGTGCGTCCATCCAGAGAAGACAGAAAACCAGCTCCATCGCGAATGGCAACCATGAGATGAGCCGTGTCGCAGCGCTCGTAACGATTGCAGTCGATATGAAAGCCGCAGACATACACGCCCTGAC